GCGATGGTCAGTCAGCCCTCGGCATCTGAGCGCATGCTCGCCGACCAGGGTCAATCACTGCACTCGCACAACGTCCACATGCCGCCAACTACCAACGTGCGCAGGGGAGATGAGATCCGCCATGGCGCCCAAGTCTTCCGCGTACTCTCGGTGTTCGAGCCGTCCCGCCCCATCTACGTACGCGCTGATGTCGAGCTGACCCAACATGGGTAGGCACCCGCGCGCGGCCGGTGGTCGGTCTGGTGTGTCCGTGTCTATCAGCGGTAGTGAGGCTCTGCTCAAGCAGTTGGAGCACACCACTAGCCGGTTGCACCAGGCCGTTCGCAAGGCGGTAGAGGACGCGTCCAAGGAAGTAGTAGCCAACGCTCAGCGACGGGTCCACGTCGACACCGGGAACCTAAAGAGTTCCCTGGACTACACCATGTCGGACGGCGCGAAGATCAAGTCAGAGATTGGCTGGAAAGACCGGGACGACCGGTACGCCGTGTGGCAGGAGTTCGGCACACAAGCCATGCCCGCCCGCCCCGCACTAGGCCCGGCCTTCAACGCTGAGAAGCGCAAGATCGTGCGCCGGATTGGAGACGCCATCAACGCAGTGATCAACGGATGATCCCGCTGTTCGCGATTCAGTCCGCTATCTACGCCAAGCTGAACGCTGATCCGCTGCTCGCGGGCAAGGTGTTCGACTACGTGCCGGACGGAACGGCATACCCGTACATCCGCATTGGCGAAGCCTCGGACGCTGAACACAACAACCTGGCTTCGCGGGGCTGGTCGACCCTGGTCACCATCCATGTGTGGTCGCAGGCTCACGGATTCTCCGAGGGTCTGGCACTGGCCAACAAGGTAACTGAGCTGCTCGACCTAAAGCCCCTCAATGTCAGTGGGTATGCGCACATCGCCACTCGCTACACATCAACCCAAGCACTTGTTGACCCGGAGCCTCCGGGGGACATTCGCCACATCGTCATCAGCTTTACCGTCATCACGGAGGAGTAACACATGTCTGGAATCAACGCGTTCGGAACCAAGCTACAGCGGGGTGACGGTGCGGGCACTGAGGTGTTCACCACCATTGCCGACGTCACCGCACTTACCCCGCCTGCCCTAAGCCGCGAGACTCTCGACGTCACGTCGCACGACAGCGCTAACGGGTGGATGGAATTCGTCGGTGGCCTGAAGGATCCGGGCGAGTGCTCCGCTGATGTCAACTACCAGCCCGACGAGCACGACGATCTAGTCACTGACTTTGAGGACGCCACGCCTCGCAACTACAAGATTGTTTTCCCGGATGGCACTACGTGGACCTTCGGTGCACTGCTGACCGGGTTCGAGCCCGACGCCCCGTACGACGACAAGCTAGCGGCCACGCTGACTTGGAAGGTTACGGGCAAGCCGACCATCACCCCTGGAGCCTGATCAATGTCCATGCTCAACCGTGACGCCATCCTAGGCGCCGAAGACAAGCACTACGAGGACGTTGACGTTCCCGAGTGGGGCGGCACTGTCCGCATCGCTGGTATGACCGGCGCCGACCGGAACTCCTACCAGGCTTCCATGGTCGTGCTCAGTCCGAACGGCACTGTTCAGCGGCTCAACATGCAGGACCAGCTAGCTAAGCTGATTTCTCGCTGCCTCATCGACGAGTCCGGCGAGCGTCTGTTCAGCGATAAGGACATCAAGGCTCTCTCGGCCAAGTCCGGCGCTGTTCTTGACCGGCTCGGCGACATTGCCATGCGGCTCTCCGGTCTCCGAAAGGAAGACGTGGAGGCAGCGGCGGGAAAATCCGAGACGACCCTGAGCACCGGTTCTACTTCCGCCTAGCAGCGCATCTCGGGTACACGGTCCCGGAGCTACTCGCGCGCGTCTCTTCCCGTGAGATCACGGAATGGATGGCGTACGAAATGGTTTCGGGGCCGCTGGGTCCTGAGCGCATGGACTCTCTGATTGCCATGTTGACGGCGACTGTCGCTAACACTGCCCGTGGTAAGGGCACCAAGGCTTCAACCCCCAAGGACTTCATGCCTAAGTGGGACCGGGGGCAGCGACAGGACTGGCGGGAAATGCTTTCCGCTGTCAAGACGTACAACCGCCAGATTGGAGGCACAGAGAAGTGACCCTAGACGACCTAATGGTTTCCATCGGGGTTGATACCAGCGAACTAGAAAGTGGAATGGATGACGGTGTCCAGCGTGCTAACAGCAAGCTAGGCGAACTAGGAAAGGGTGCGGCCGGTCTCGCTGCTGGTGTAGGCGTGGGCGCACTCTTTTCGGAGGGATTGCAGGCAGGTGTAGACCTAACTGCGGTGAACTCCACGCTTCAGAGTCAGTACGGCCTGACCGAGTCTGAAGCGGCCACGGCCGGAAAGGCTGCTGGTGCTGTCTACAGTGGTGGGTTCGGCGAGTCCATCACTGAAGTGGGTGACGCCGTTGGCGCTGTCACGCAGGCGCTAAAGGGCTTGGGTTCCATGACCGAGGCCGAGACAGCGCAGATGACCGAAGACGCCATGTCGGTTGCTAACGCGCTAGGCGTAGACGTTGCCGACGCTGCCACGGCCGCAGGCAAGATGATTTCCAACGGCCTGGCCAAGGATGGTACCGAGGCATTCGACCTGCTGACGCAGGCTTCCAAGACGCTGCCTAAGTCCATGGTTGGCGACATCACTGAAGTGGTCGGCGAGTACGGACAGCAGTTCAAGCGACTGGGTATCAGCGGCGCCGACGCGTTCGGCATGCTGTCTCAGTTCGTCAAGGCCGGTGGTAAGGACATCGACCAGGCCGCCGACATCATCCACGAATTCGGCCGTATCACTACGGAGAACACGGCGCAGGCTGCTACCGCATTCAAGTCCCTGGGGCTCGATTCCTCGGACATGTTCGCACGCCTGAAGTCCGGCGGTAAGGATGCAGAGTCCGCCATGGGCGATGCCATTACCGCTATCAAGGGCGTAAAGGATCCGGCCAAGCAGGCTCAGCTAGCCGTTCAGCTATTCGGCGACATGGCCGGAGAGCAGACGGACGCGCTGTTCGCGATGAACCCTGCTGCTGCTGCTGCGGCATCGGGCATGGACAAGGCGGCGGGATCAGCGGCTAAGGCCACTGAGAGCATGTCTGCTGCACAGTCCCTTGATGTGGTCTGGCGTTCCATGGCCACCACGATCGGCGAGGCGCTACAGCCTGCTTTGCAGTGGCTCGGTGACTTCATGACCGCGCACCCGGAAGTCGTGAAGATCGTTGCTGCGGCGCTGCTGGGTCTGGCTATTGCATTCGGCATAGCGACTATCGCTGTGTGGGCAATGAACTCCGCGATGCTGGCTAACCCGATCTTCTGGATCATTGGCCTTATCGTGCTGATCATCGCCATTGTCATTGCACTGGCGGCGAACTGGGAGGCCGTGAAGGAGCGACTTCTACAGGCGTGGAACGTCATCAAGGCCGGTTTCCTGGCCGGTTGGAACTACCTGGTTTCCAACGTGTTCCAGCCCCTCGGCCGGTTCTTCACGCAGACCATTCCCGGTTGGGTGTCGACCGGTGCCGCATGGGTCAAGTCAAAGTGGAACGACCTGGTGGGTTGGTTCAAGAGCATTCCCGGCCGCATTTCCAGCGCGCTGCGTGGTATGTGGGACGGCCTAAAGTCCGGGTTCAAGGATGCTGTCAACTTCGTTATCCGTGGTTGGAACAATCTGTCATTCACCATCGGTGGCGGGTCGATCATGGGCGTTGACATTCCGAGCATCACTCTCGGAACGCCGAACATCCCTTACCTGGCAACGGGTGGTGTGACCACTGGTCCGACCATGGCGATGATTGGTGAGGGCCGCGAGAACGAAGCGGTGCTCCCGCTGTCCAAGCTGAACGGCATGCTAAACGCCGCTCGGGTACAGGGCGTAAACGGGCAGGGTGGATCTCAGCGACTAGTCGTTGATGTCACCGGCTCGGATGAAGACATGAAGCGGCTAATCCGTCGCATCGTGAAGACGCAGGGACGTGGAAGCGTTCAGACTGCATTCGGTAACTGATAGGAGGGTGGGTCAGTGGTCTTTCCGCTGGACATTCGGACTGAGCTATTGTTCAACGGCGCGTGGTCGGACATCAGCTCTGACGTCTACCTACGCGACGCTAAGCAGATCTCGCGCGGGCGACGTGACCAGGGACAGAACACTGACCCTTCCCGCCTCTCTCTAACCATCAACAACCGTTCGGGCAAGTATTCCCCGCGCAACGCTGAGAGCCCGCTGTATGGGCAGATCGGCCGTAACACTCAGATGCGTGTGTCGGTGCCCGCCACCGATAAGTACCTGAGCCTTGACGGCGACCCGGCCAACTACGTCTCTACGCCGGACACGGCGGCGCTGGACATCACGGGTGACATTGACATCCGCGCAGAGATCTCGCCCAACTGGTACGGCCCTGATTCGCAGATGCTCATCGGTAAGTGGGATGCCCCGGGCAATCAGCGCTCGTGGTTGTTTCGCCTGAATAAGGGTCAGCTCACATTCAACTTCACGACCACTGGTATTTCCGATATCGGTACTGGGTTCTTTTTCTCCCGCTCGCTGCAAGAGATTTCGGCCCGTGGTGCGGTCCGTGTGACGCTCGACGCTGACAACGGCGCAGGCGGTCGCTCGGTCC